CGCCGCGATACCCGGCGGAAGCCAGTGCCCGATCTCGTCGGCCAGCAGCTTCGAGGGCGAGCCGATGTGCAGGAACGACTTCGCCGACTCGACGACGTTCTTCGACACGAACGAACTGACCTTGTCCCACAGCCAGCCGCCGAGCGAGGAGATCCCGTTCCACAGGCCGGTCACCACGTCGCGGCCCTTGTTGTACAGCAGGCTGCGCGCGGAGCCGATGCTGGAGACGATCCGGCCGGGCAGCCGTCCCGTCCAGGCGAGGAAGTCGACGGCCTTACTCACGGCCGCGTCCTTGAAACGCTGCCACCCGCCGCTGGCCGCGCTCCCCAGTCGGCTGCCGAGACTGGACAGGGCGGTGACTGTGCGGCCGGGCAGGGCCTGCACGGTGCCGGTCCAGGCGTCCCACTGCCGGCCGACCGGGCCGGACACGTACCGGCTCCACAGGCCGGAGAACCAGTTGCCGATGGCGGAGCCGACGACGCTGAAGACCTGGCCGGTCTCGCCCGCCTTCGTGCTGACCCAGTCGGTGAAGGACCGCCACCACTCGGGCAGCTTCTCGACCAGGATGGTCACCAGCTTCGACACGAACCCGCCGATGATCAGGAAGGCGGTCGCGCCGAGCGCACCGGCCACCAGCATGGGCAGCGCGACGAGCGCCATCACCAGCGCGCCCGCGATCACGGCGATCTTGAAGACCTTCTCCGGGTTCGCCGTCACGTAGTCGGCGATGGTCTGCCCGAAGCCGATCAGCGCGTCGACCGCCTTGGGAGCGAACTCCACGATCTTCTCGACCAGGCGCTGGCCGAGGACCTTGAAGAAGTTCACGATCCGGTCGACGCCCTCGGTGCCGCCCGCTCCGGCCTCCTCCCAGATGCTGCCGAACACGTCCTGGAAACGGGCCTTGAAGTCGGAGACTGCGGGGATCGCGGTGCCGCCCAGGAAATCCACGAGGTGCTGCTGGACCGACCGGCGGAACGCCTCGACCTTGGTACCGGCGTTGTCCCGCAGTGTGTCGCCCGCCCGCTTGGCCGCGCCCTCGAAATCGTCCATGCTGCCGGACGCGCCCTTGAGGGACTCAAGGAAATCGGGGATGTCCTTGACGTTCAGGTCCTCCAGCGGTGTGCCGAACAGGGCGATCGCCGTGTTGGCCTGCGTGGCTGGGTCCTCGATGTCGAGCAGACCATCGATGATCTTCTGCGTGGCGTTCTTCGCGGTGTCACCTCCCGCGAGGATGGCGTTGGCCATCTCCTTCGCGTCCAGGCCGATCGCCTCGTAGGCGGCCTGGCTGGAGGTCGACATGTCGGTGGACAGGATCGTGAATTCCTTGATCGCGTCACCGGCCTTGTCGATGCCGAACTCGCCCTTCTTGCTGGCATCGACGAGGACCGCGAACGCCTCCTTGCCGCTGAACCCGAGCGTGTTGAAGAACTGCCCGTACTCATCGGCGGCATCGAGGACGTTCTCACGCAGCGCGGCCGGCACCTTCGACGCCGCCTTCGTGAACAGGTCGAACGCCTCAGCGCCGTCCTTGGCCAGGCCGGCCTGGATCGCGGTGCCCGCGCTCTGCGCGGCGCGCGCCACGTCGATGTCGAACGCCTCGGCGAAGTTCAGCGCCTGAGCGGTGGCGTCCTTCAGCTCCCCGGCGGAGGCATCGGTCATGCCCTCGATCGACGTCATCACCGAACCGGCCGCGGTGTTCACCGTCTCGAAGCTGTCGCCGAACCCTTCGGCGAACAGGTCGCCGACCACGCCGCCAACGCGCTCCGCCTCGCCCTTGCTCAGGTCCAGCTGCGCGGCCAGCTTGCTCGACAGGCGGGACTGGTCGAGGGCCTCGGCGAACCCCGCCGCGACGATCGCCCCGACCGCGACCATGGCCGTGGCGACGCCGGCCTTCAGCGACTCGCCGAACTGGGAGGCCGCGCCCGTGCCGCCCTCCCCGACGTCGGCGGCCATCGCCTCCGATTCCTGCTCCACCGTCTGACGTGCGTCCCGCATGCCCGCCGCGGTGTCGTCGCGCGTGGACAGGGCGAAGACGAGACTGGTGTCCGACACCGTGCCCCCTCTCTACCGCCGGGCCTTGGCCTTGTCGGCGGCCTCTTTCATCTGCGCGGTGTACTCCTCCAGCCAGTCGAGGAGGTGGTCTTCCTCCTCGACTGTCAGCAGGTCCCAGTCGCGGGGGGCCATGTGCAGCACGTGGGCGGCGTTGCCGAGGTTCCTCAGACGGCGAAGGGCAGCCGGGCTTTTCCCTCGTCCTCCGGCGCGGTCTCGCGCTCGGCGAGCATGCCCTCGATCATCTGCTCTCTGCCGCCCTTCTCCCGCAGGCGGGTCACGGCCAGATCGATCTCGCCCTTGGTCATCTCGACCGTCAGCTCGTCCCAGCAGAAATCGACGTCGTCGAAGCGCAGCGTCGGATGCTTGCGCTTGAGCAGCACGTGCAGCAGCGCCCGCCGGCACAGGGCGTCCCCCTTCAGCACGCCCATGGCGAAGTCGCTGAAGGGCTTGCCGGTGCGCGACTCCAGCGCCTCCCGCTCGGCCGACAGCAGCTTGTTCGGGTTGTAGTCGAAGACCTGCTCGTCGCCGTCTTCGGGGCTGTACGTGACCTTCAAGGTGACCGCCTTCTCAGGATGTGCCGCTGCTGCTGGACCGGGATGCGATCCGGTTGACCATGTCGGCGAGCGCCGATTTCACGGCGTGCTCGTAGGTGTTGCGCTGGCCCTCGAAGGCGCGGTCGAACCAGCGGACCTTGCCGGTCTGCTGGACCCACACCTCGCGGTTGCCGTAGACCGGGTGCCTCCAGCCGGACGCCCTGTTGGTGCGCTTGGCCGCGTTGGCGAACCCGCGCACGTTCGGCGTCTTGAACGCCTTGATCTTCGCGCCGGGGAACTTGCCGGTGATCCTCACCTCGGGCCGGATCTTCCGGGCGATCGACGACTTGAGCGCCGGGCCGCCGTGCGGGGTCGCGGACCCCATCGACATGATGTTGCTCTTGGCCTGCACCGCGCCGGGCTTGAGCGCCTCGCGCATGTTGCGGGTCAGCTCCTTGCGCAGCTCCTTGCCGTCCTCCTCGGCGCGCAGCGCGCGGGAGATGTTGCGCAGGTTCTGCGGGGTGAGCTGCAAGTTGAGCGAGGCGGTCGAACGGGACTCGGCCATCAGGCGGTCGCCCGCGTCACCGCGCCGCTCGCCGGGAAGTCCTGGCTGACGGTGGCCTCGTCGCCGACCGACCCCGTCAGGGGCGACCAGCCGTTGATCAGAATCGACCCGGTGTACTTCGGGTTGGACGTGCCGACCGCGGCCTGGTCCGCCCGCACCTCGAAGGGGACGACCGTCCCGAGGAGCGGCCACATGATCGCGTCGAGCTTGGTCGCGGCGAAGTCCTGAAGGAACTCCACCGCCAGGCCCGCGGACTTGATGCCGCCGAGGACTTCCTTCCACCCGGCGCTGGCGTAGTTCGTGACGTCCTTCTCCTCGACCTCGACCGTCAGCTCGCACTTGCGGGTGTACTCATTGAGGACGTTGGCGTTGATGGACAGGTACTCCGCGGTGAGAACCATCTTGGGCACGACGGGCCCTCCTTTCAGGGCATGACGAAGGGCCCGCGCACGGGCCAGGGGGTGAGCGGGACCTACTGGATGCCGAGGCCACCGGTGAACAGGAAGCTGGGCGTGGTCCCGGAGATCGTCCACGCCATGCGCCACCACGTGTCCGTGATGGCCGTGCCGTCGGTGCGCAGGATCTGCCCCCCGATCGCGCTCGCCGCGGAGAACGTAAGCCGCGTCGTCGGGGCGGCGAACGTGTTGTCGACGCTGGACTCGACGCGCGCAGTGATCGAGGGCGTGGTGCCCGCCACCGACAGCACGTGCAGCGTGGCGTACAGGCGCCGGCGTGCGGCGACCGCCCCGAGGTTCAGGCCGGTGCCCGTGCCGGTCGCGGTGCGGGCGGTGCCGGGCGGGTGCGCGAACTGCCCGCGCGCCACCGGCCAGCTGCCCTTGACGGTGCCGGTCCACGGGGCGATCTCGCCGACCGCCGCGCCCAGCTTGTACGCGGACCGCATGGCGTTGACGAGGTAGGCCAGGTCCCCGACGGCCGCCGCGTTGTTCGCGCTGACCGACCACGGGCCGACGCCACCGAGCTGGGACCACGAGGCATCGTCGACCTTGGACGGATCGCCCGCCTCCCACTGCCCCTCACCGGACAGCTCCGACGAGGCGAGCCCGCCCAGCACTTCGCCCCACCCTTGCGAGGCGTAGTTCGTGGCGTCCTTCTCCTCGACCTCCGCCGACAGTTCGATCTTGTTGCTGTTGCCGGTGAGGTCGACGCCGACGGCGAAGCAGCGGACGTTGGTCAGTACGGTCTTCGCCACGTCACCCCTCCCCCTCGTCTCGCGTCCGGCCGCGGCGCTTCGGCTTCGGCTCCGCCTCGGCGACTTCCTCGGCGACGCCCGACGCGACCAGGTGCGCGGCCTGCGTGGTGGGCAGCTCGATCTCCTCGCCCTCGTCGGGCCACGGCACCCCGTTGAGCATGGCGCCGTCGGGCTGCTGCTGGGTGATGCGGATCTTCATCAGATGTCTCCCGGTCCGATGACCTTGATGATCAGTTCGGCGCCGACGTAGGTGGTGCCCTCATGCTCGTACCAGCGGTAGCCCTGCACGCGTTGCAGGTGCAGGTCGTCGGCGAGACCGCCCAGGGCCATCTCGCCGGGCCCCCCGCGCGCGGCCTCGATCGCCTGCTTCAGCGAGGCCGGGCCACTGCCGGACAGCAGGCCGTCGAGAATCTTCTGCGAGGTCCGGTCGTCCGCCCGGCCGATCAGTGCGCGGCAGGTGAACAGCAGATCGTCGAGCTTGCGGGCCATGGCGCGGTCGTAGTTGACCTCGACCTCGGCCACGAAGAAGCACGGGGCGGCGACCGCGTCGGGGACGTAGCCGGTGCACGTCAGCTTCCCCGTACCGTCGGGCAGGACCACGGTGCGGGCCGCGTCCGCGATGGCGTCGCGGATGGGGGAGATCTGCACAGCGCCCCCTATCCGAAGCCAGGCACGATGAACGGTTCGAGCAGGTTCCACACGTCGGGGTCCCGGCGGGACAGCCGGACGACACCCCACTCCGCCGAACCGAGGATGCCCTCGGGGCTGTTCTTCCGCTTGTAGAGGCGGGAGGCCAAGAGCAGGGCGGCCTCGGTGATATCCGGGGGTACGGCCGGCCAGCCGTGCCGGGCGGTCACACGGATGCGGGTTGTGCTGCCGCGCGACCACGACCAGGCGCCGCTCGCCAGCAGCAGACCGGTGACCGGCTTGCCGTCGGCGAACGCGTTGTCTGGCGCCGTCTCGTACCCGGTGACCGCCGCCCACGGGCCGCCGGCCGGACCGGTCTCGACGACCAACCCAGTGGCGCTTCCGATGTCGTCGACCAGGAGCAGCTCCCCGTCCGGCTCGCACACCACGCGCCCGCTCGGGCGGTAGATGCGCGCGACCGGAGCGGGGTCCAGCCAGAAGCGGCGCCCGCACGTCAGGTTGATGGAGCCG